TTTTAAAGCAATGCAAGCTAATTATAAAAATGCTTGCATTGAGCCCAAAATAGTTTAATATACGCACATAAATTAATTTTATATATTAATTTTATTGATAACTTTTATAATAATTTAAATTAGGATTCTAAAATGAATACAAATTATATATTAAACCTAGAGTGTAGAGAACCTTTCTTGCATCAAGCTATAGTAGTACCAACAATAGTTGGGGAAGTAGACTTAGAATTAGAGTTTACTGTTTATGGTAGCTACTATCCAGCTACTTGGGAAAGTCCAGAAGAGTGTCCAGAGTTGGATGATATTAACATTGTTTCTGCTACTTGTTATACTACAGACTATGATGGAAAGTTTACAGGAAACTCTTTTAAGTTAAATAAAAACCAGTTTAAGTTCCTACAAGTCTACTTACAAGAGAAGTATGAGAATGAAAGAGTAGAACAAGCTTGTTGGGAAGCTTGTGATGATAGGGATGATTTCTAGTGGATGTAGGAGTTGTTTTTAAAATGTACAAAGGTGAGCTTAAACTAGAAACAACTAACCTTTCTTTAGTAAACATACTAATCAAACAAGGCTGGAAGATACAGTACAGCGAACTAGGAGAACTAATATGAACATACCATCTAACTACACATTAGAAGAAGTTATTAAATACTGCAACTTACCAGAAGAAGTAGTTGTTAGACTAGAAGACATGATGGATAAGATGCAGATTCTAGAGAAACAAGTAAAACAAGCAGACAGGATTGAAGAACGTCTACGGGAACAAGTACAGTTTCGTGACAACTATATTGAGGAAGTTATGGATGTTTTTTCTAAAGCTAAAAGTAAACAAGAGTTAGTAGAAGCTAAGAAGTATGCTGGTATAGCTTTAGAGAATTCTTATATAGAACTATCAAATGAATGGGGAGTATTATGATTATATACTGGAACAAAAGAAAAGTAGATAGAGTATTCAGAGAAGAATGGATGCCTGAAATAAGAGCAATAGAAAAAGAAATAGGGTTTAGAGATTTTACACTAAGAAGTACCAATTATAGCTACTACATAGATTCTCTACATAGAGATGGTAGTATAAGTGACAAACAAGTAAACAACTACGCTATCCCACAAGACCTACTCTGGACAAAAAAAAAATGAAATACTTAGATAAGATTGATATGAAATGGTTTGTTATTATCTTCCTACTTGCATCAATGTACTATGGTTATACTTATGTACAAAAGAACTATGTAGAAGTTCTTATAACAAGTGAGGGAGAGTTTCTTATGAGAGAGGGACATCTACTACAAATAACAACAATTGACTTATACAAAGGAGCAGAATAATGAGAACAGTAGAACAAGAACAAATTGTAGAATCAGCTAAAACAGGAACTTCTATGGTGGTAAGAGCTTTCGCTGGAACTGGTAAGACTTATACCCTTGTAGAAGTAGCAAAGGAATTAGGTAAACAAGCTCTATATGTTGCCTTTAATAAGAGCATAGCGGAAGAAGCTAGTAATAAGTTTCCATCTTATGTAACTTGTAAGACTATGCACTCGCTAGCATGGGGCGCAATTATCAAGAATACAAAGTCTGCTTTTGGTAAGAAACTACAAGGTTTCTTTAGTATGCAGGATATACCTGATATTAACAAAGGTGTAGAAGCTAATATTGAGTATAAACTACTTGTTACAGCTCTTGTTAAGAACTTCTGCCAGTCTTCTGTTCAAACTATTGAAGAGTTTGTAGGGATATTTGAAGAAGATGATATGTTTATAGAAGTGGTTAGACTAGGAGCAGTAAACTACTGGAACTTTATAGTTAATCCAGCTACAAATGGTAAAATAACCCATGATGTTTATTTAAAACTGTTCCAGCTATCTAAACCAGTTTTAAACTACTCTTTGATTCTTTTAGATGAAGCTCAGGACTCTAACCCAGTTACATTAGATATTGTTTACCAACAGAAACATGCTCAAATTATACTTGTTGGTGATTCTTTCCAAGCTATATATGAGTGGAGAGGTGCTACTAATGCCTTAGACTATGTTCCTGTAGGTTACAAGGAGTTCTACTTGTCTGAGAGTTTTAGATTCACTTCTGAGATAGCTAAACTAGCTACAGGAATTACAGCTAAAGCAGGTAACACTAGAGCAATCATAGGTAAAGCTACTAAAGGAGCAATTAACTCACAAGCAGTTCTTGTTAGAACAAACAGTAAGCTTCTGGATATCCTACTAGATGCTTATGATAAGGATAAAAAGGTTTATATCCTAGCAGACCTTAAAGACTTGTGGGCAAAGTTGTACCATATTAATTCTTTATGTTTCGGACAAACAATTAAGTATCCTGATAAAGAGTTGTCACAGTATGCTACTTATAAACACCTTGTAGAAGCTTCTGAGAAGATGCCAGAACTTGCTAGACTTATTAAAGCATCCTATAAGTTATCTAATGGTGGATTGTATAATAATATTAATAAGATTAAATCTTGTATTGTAGATAGAGAAGAATTAGCAGATTTCACTCTTTCTACTATTCATAAGAGTAAAGGTCTTGAATGGGATGAAGTTACACTTGCTGATGATGTTATTCCTAGTAATGAGGGAGAGAACGGGGTTAGGTATATAATAAATAGAGAGATTCTGAATCAGCTATATGTAGCAGTAACAAGAGGAAAGTATAAAGTTAGTATTCCTTTTGAATTAGATGAAATAATTGAAGATTATATAGGAGCATAAGAATGAGTTTACAAGAAGTAGTAGCGGTAACTATATTAGTATCATTAGTAGTTTTAGGTTTAATCAAAAAAGATAGTTGGTATGGTGAACTTCTAAGTCTTATTCAATGGTGGTCAGTTATTTATCTTTGTATTAGTGTTTTAGGGTGATTAATATGTTACATGAAGTAGATGGTAAAGTATATAGAAAAATTAAAGAACAAGCACGTCATAGTTGTACTGGTTGTGTAGCTTCTGAACCAGACAAAGAGATAAGTAGTTTATGTGAGTTAATACAAGAAACTTGTGGTAGATATGTTTGTGATGTTGACCATGATACAGGAGAACATGGTTATATATTTGAAGAAGTTACTGGTTTTAATAGTACTAGAGAACTATGGGCGTGGTTAATTGACGGTAACAAAGTAAAGTATAAGAGTAATTTATATCTTATACCAGAAGATAGAGTAGTTTTTTTAGAAAATGATATGTTATATTCAACTACTGGAGATAGAAAGACTAAATACCATTTAAACCTTTATAACATGTATGTACCAGCTATTATCACTACTCCTGAATGGTACGATAATATACCAAAACAAGGTATACTTTGTTGGGTACATAATTATAATAAAGATAGAAAAGATAGTATATCTTTAATAAAAGAGTATGACTCAACTAGAGAAAATAAATTTGTAAACTTTAGAAGTGAAGTTAGGATAACTGCTTTTGGGTTTGCAACACCACTAACTGAAGAAGAACTACTGGAGAGATGTTATGTTATATAATACAGTTAATAATATGTTTAAAATAGGTGATTTAGTAGAAGTAGTAGGATACCCATCAGGAATAAGAGAATCCCCTTGGGTAAAAGAAATGGAAACTACTATAGGTATAAAAAGCAAAGTAATTGATATAACTGAAAGAGGTAGTATCAAGATAGAAGATAATAGCTTCATATACCCACAATCAAGTCTTAGATTAGTAAAAGAGAAAAAGATTATGTTTAAAATAGGTGATAAAGTAAAAATAGTAAAGAAAGTAACAGAAAGAACAGAAGACTTTGACAATCGTTGGATTGATGATATGGATACTTTTATAGGTATTATAGGAACAGTAGAAAATATCCATCCTACCAAGGGTATAGCTATAAAAGAATCTAACTATAATTTCCCTTCAGCTAGTCTTGCTTTAGTAAAAGAAGAAGTAGAAGAAAAAGTACAGGAACAGATGAATTATAAGTTTGATAGTCTTAATTCTCTTTTATATTACCTAGCTGATGGTAATATGATTTTAGATTCTACTAGATACTGCCTTTACAAGATAGATAATAATGTCTTAAAGTATAAAGATATAGGAGGTTCAGTATGGAGCTACTGCAATACTACGCTAGTAGACTATGGTTTCTATACTAGAGCAGGAAGACCAGAACCAGATTGGTATGAGAAAGAGTTTAAACCTTGTCTTTGCTATGTGTGGGATGAAGATGAAAGTCGGGGTACTAGAGTAGCTATTGTAGAAGCTTATGATAAGTATGAAGACTATCCTTTTCAAACTTCAGGGAATTGGTTTAACTTTGCTAAACCTTTAACACTAGAAGAAGTTACCTTATACTGTTTGGAGTGTGAATAATGTTAATTTTGGTTAAAATAAGTGATAAAGTGGAGTTCTCTTTTAATCCTGATAATATACTAAGTTTAACTTATTTTAAAAGTAGTATAGGTGATTACTGGATAGTTATGTTAACTTATATAAATGGCGATTCTACAGAGGTTAAAACAAGTTCAGAAGAAGTAGCTCAAGAACTTATAGAGTATATAGCTAGAATTACTAATAACGGAAATCACTTTATTGTACACTTGGAGGATATAGATGATATATAAAACACCTAGAGAAGTATTAACCGCTCTGCTAGATGGAAAATATTTAAAAAGTACATCAAAAATATATAGAATGTACACAGATAGAGATAGTCTTGTATATCTATGTATGGATAATGATGGTTATATAACGGAGTATAGTGCTAGTAGTGATGAATGGTACAAACTTCGCAGTACTTCTATAATTGCTAAAGCAGAATGGGAAGAGGGAATCCCTATTCCTACTATAGTTGTTAATGATATTGAAATACCAGAACCACTTAGAGTAGCTCCTACGATAGGTACTATATATTATGTAGCTAGCATTAAAACTAAACATTCCTTGAAATTTGAATGGGGAGACACACTTATAGATAATCGTTTATTAGAAGCTGGTTATGTCCAACTAACAAAAGAAGGTGCTTTAGAGCAACTAAAAGTCCTTCAAACTATCTTCAAGAAACAGTAGGTTGACAATACCACAGGGAAGTGGTATAAATAAGATGTTACACACAATAAAGGATACAACTATATGAATACATTAGCATGTTTAACTCTTGTATTATATATGGAAGCAAGAAACCAGACTGAATATACCCAGTCGCTGGTAGCTTCTGTAGTAATAGAAAGAGCTAAAATAGAGAAGACAACTATATGTAAGAGTATAAAAAGAAAAGGTTCTTACTCTTGGATGTGGGACAAACTAAATACTAAGGTAAACAAAAAGGTTTTTAACACCATTAAAACAGTAGCTTCTAGCGAGCTGGTTAAACCAACTATAACTGGAAGATACTTTTTTAATGAAAAGAAACTAGGAAAAAGGTATAAAACCGAATACGTTCCTATAACATCGGGAAAACTTATCTTTTACTAGAAATATTTTCATATTTTTACAGTTATAGTGTTGCACTTTTATACTATATCTGTATAATAACCATAACAGAAGCAGAAAGCGACTGTATAAACTTTAACCCCTTGAGGACATAACATGAGCGACAACAAAAGAGTAGTAACTTTAGAAAATGGTGAAGTAGTAGACTTTGGTGTAAGAGCCAATTTGATTACTTCTTTTGATACAGCGACTAACGAAGTTGTGTTTAAACTATTTTCTGGTGAAGTTATTGTATGGAATACTACTAAAATCGAAGACTTAGCAGTAGAATCTCTATCTGATTTTGCTAAAACAGTTGTACTATATGGTTTACTTGCTAAAATCAAAACAAACTTAGCTTCTATTAAACTATATGAAGAAGTTGATGGCAAACAAGTACATTCTTTAGCTAACAACATTAACGACCAGATTGCTATTATTAACACTGGTAAGTTCTCTATTCGTGCTACAGCGACTACAGTAGCTGGTTTAACTTTAGACCAAAGAGCATTTGCAACTGCTGTTAGTAAACATGCTAAATTTGCTGATGCTGTTTCTTGTGCAGAAGTTGAATGGGCAGACTTAGAAGATGAAGGAGTTATTGCTTCTGTAATTAGTTTGTGGGATTCTTATACTGTTTCACAAAAGAATGTTATCCGTAAACAACCTCATTTCCGTTTAGAGAAATCTCTACTCGAACTAGCTTAATCAGTTTAGACACACTATAAATACTCCTCTAGTTCCAATCCCCGAACTACTTTATAGTGTGTCTCCCCACCCACCTCTAGCGACTTCTAGCGACTCACCTCCTCCACCTCCAGCGACTCGCCCTCCCACCTCTAGCGACTCCTACTTAACCTACTTTAACCCACCTCCCACAAACACAACAACAACCACCACAACCTCCCCCCCCCAACCACAAACAAACAACTTCTACTCCACCTACTCCCCAAACAACATACAGTACATACACCACAAACAACTTACTCCACCTACAATTCCCACACAGATAACTAGGGATTTATCTAATAACCACAAACTTATTAGGGGATTTATTCGATTTGACACAAGCAAGCAAAAATGTTATTCGCGCGCTTCATATATACACGAACAGCTAAAGCACGGTTTTTAAGATACTTGTATAACCATATTTATTTTTAAAAAAGATTAAAAACTTGTTGCAATTAGTTTATAACCCTGATATCCTATACACAACTTAACAGTTACCGCTCTTTAAAAATATAGTAGTTTAATGAGCATGTATAAAGATATCCATCTGGATATCATAACTTTAATAATAAACAGGAACAAACAAATGAATAAATTAATAGATACCGCTAACACTTCTTTTAATCAAGCATCTTGCGAAGGAACTGGTTTAGACGGGCTACATAGCGTAAACAACTGGCTAAACAAAGGGTATACGCTTTTTAAGTGCGAAAATCTAAGCATTAATTTTGATGATAAAGTGCTTATTAAGTCTAATAACTTAAAAAAGGTATATGAGTTAGATTATACTGTTATACCGCAATTGATGTTATTTGAAGCATTACAAAATAATATTAATTTAGATGAGTTTTTAGAACGTGCGGAAACCGGAAAGCCAACTTTAAGTCAATCTAAATATAAGTTGGCTGATAAACAAAAAACCATCATCGATGATAGACAAGTTTTAACAAGTAAAGAATATCTAAAACTTAATATCATCGAAGCTTTAAAAGAGTTACAAGATGATAACAGAATTTTTACACAACTTTTAAGCATTTTAAGTTCTGATAAATCTGACATTTATCAAATCAAAGTTAACAAAGAAACTGAATTGTTTGTTAAGTTTGAAGAGCTTAGTAAATTGGGTTTCAGTGATATAAAACAAGTAAAGGACAATAAATTAAGGTTATCTATAAGCTTAAAAAAGTCACAAACGGCATTTACCGAAGCCATTATTCTTGGATATGTAGTCGAATCAACCACTTTAAATAGTGACATGGCTAGCCTAAACATTGTTATGCTTGACAAACAATAAATACTTCAAACCGCTACACTATAATATTATAGTGTAGCAACTCAAAATAACTTTAATAATATAGGCGGTTTATGGACTTAATAACAAAACTGATATTTAATATAGGCGTATTTATAATCATTCTAGGGTTATTAATCGATTATAAAATAGTTGTGGGCGCGGGTATCTGGTATCTGGTATCTGCTTTCTTGATGCATAGTAAAAGAGAGAGAAGGTTAAAATGACTTATTGCGATATTCAGCAAGTTAAGTTACCCTTTGTCTAGGTATTACTCAACAGGTTTTCGTGTCACCAGGTTACAAGGAAGTAACCACCAAGTTATTAAGATAAGTAGAAAGGTACTTCCAGCAGTTCAGAACGGTGCGTAAACTTAATAGGCGTCTCTCATCTACATACCACCTTTTTCCCCAATCAAAATCCCACTCCTCCAGTTTCCAAATACTAATTCCATAAACAACTCACAAGTCGCTAGAGCAGGAACTCACCCACAAACACAAAGCAGTTCCTCTTCCACACAAGCAGAAGTCCTCCTAGTTCACACAGAAGTTCCTCCACAAACAAGAGAGAAAGTTAGACAAACAGCAGTATATAGACAGGGGATTCATGGGCATGGCTCGGCTGGTGGATTGGCTCTCCTTTTACTTTTAGGGGGGCGGTAAGTGCTTGATTCATAACAGGAAAAACCGCTAAAGGTGAGCCTAATCATTAGATAGGTGAGCTAAATCATAAATTAGGTGAAAACCACTTGACAAAAACTTCACATTTTGCTATAATAAGCTTTGGATTAACTGGAGTTTAAAACACTCTCAACATAACAAAACTGGAGTTTAAAGAGGACAAAATGAACATATTCTACTTAGATAAAGATGCTGGAGTTTGTGCAGAACAACATGTGGATAAGCATGTTGTGAAGATGGTGCTGGAGTATTCACAGTTGCTGTCAACTGCTCATAGAGTATTGGATGGGCGGGAGTGGGAGGATAGAAGTAGCGGGAGGAGGATTAAAAGGTGGAAGTTGGAGGGTGAGTTGGAGAACCTTTACAAAGCTACTCATGTTAATCATCCAAGTGCAGTTTGGGTTAGACAAAGCGAAGCAAACTATAGATGGCTGGCAGAACTGCTGTCTGAGTTATGTAAAGAGTATACCTACAGGTATGGAAAAGTGCATAAGTGTGAGTATTCAGGATTAGTGGACTTGTTGTATGTTAATAGTCCTAAGAGGATAGAGGATAAAGAGTTTAGTGAACCTACACCAGCTATGCCAGATGAATTTGTGGTAGAGGGGGATAGTTTGGAGAGTTATAGGGAGTATTATAGGAGAGGTAAGAAGGAGTTGTGGGGTTGGAAGGGTAGAAGTGTTCCTGAATGGATTGGAGAATAAGATGAGTAAAGTAGTATATGTAGTACAAGAAACAAGTAGTAACGATGTAGAGTTTGTGTTTGAGAAGTTGGAGGAGGCGGAGGAGTATGTTAAGCAGTTTGATGGAGGTATTGGTTATACTTTTAGGGTGATGAAAGCAATTGTTTGGGAGGGTTATTTAGTGGAGACAGATGATGAGTAAAGAAAGAGAGTTGTTGAGAAGAGTACGAGATACATTGCGTGAATTAAAAGAAACCCATTATGACTTATATTGGGATATACAGACTGCACTAGACCAACCTGAGCAAGAACCTATAGCTTGGATGGTAGAAACCTCTTTTAACGGTAAACCTATAAGTGAGTTTTATAAAGTTAAACCAGCTACAAGAACTTGTAAATACTGTAAAGTAACAGAACTATACAAAGGCTCAAATGATTAAAAAAGACATATCTGATTACAGTATAGCAGTTAGTCTTCCACTAATAACTGCTAACTATGACCTATCTGCAAGTGAAAAGAGTATAGTTTATATCGTACTAGCGGGAATAGACCAAGGCAAAGAACTAGATAAAGAGAAACTCTTCAGAGTAACAGTAGCAGAGTTCGCTTCCATTAGAGGAACAACTTTACAAAATGCAAGAGAAAGTCTTAAACATGCTGCTGAACAACTCTATAGGAGAGAATTAGCTTATAAAGACAAAGATGAAAGAGTTTGGAAGCTTCGTTGGGTGATAACCAGCTCATTTAATGAGAAAGAAGACTTTATTGAGCTTCAATGGCATCCTTCTATTGTTCCGCAACTAGTGGAACTTAAGGATTACTGCACTATTAAGATGATAGAAGTAGGTAGTTTCACAAGCAAATACACTTCTAGAATATGGGAACTAATTGCAACACAAAGCAGGTTTAAGAAGAAAACTGGTACAGTTACAATATTCTTAGAAGATTTTGTGAATATGATTGAAGCAAAAGGAGTTTACAGGGAGTTTAAGTATGTAAAAAGAGATATTTTAGTTCCTGTAATTAAGGAATTAGAGGCGAAAAAACTAGCTAAAGTGGTACTAACAGTAGGAAAAACAGGTAGAAAAGTAGATAAAATCCACTTAAACTGGGCAATTTAAAGGGTTACTACGTCCTTGTAGTAGGGATATTACACTTTATACATTTCTGTATCTTTTTCATCAGCAGTAGAACAGACTTTCTGTCCTATCTTAAAGGAATGATGTACTATTTCATCTAGTGCATTCTTGAATGTCAGTTTTGCTGCTTCTACATGTAGAGTTTGTTCTTCTACACTAGGATAAACAGCAAGACAAATAGAAGATACTAGTTCAAATAGCATATCAGCCTCCGCTTTCTCAGTTTCAATACTATGTTTTACAATCATACACACCTCGATAGTATAAGATAAAAGATTGTACTGCTAGTTTTCCATCCTCAGTTTGAAAAAACAATGGTAGATGTTTCTCAACTCCTTGGAGTTTATCACTAGCAGACAACCAAATTTGTTCTTCTTCAGTTAAACCTAAACCTATTGATTGTAGTAATGACATATTCTCAACAGGTTTAGTAGGGATACCTTCCTGTTTCAATAGAGTTACCTCCTCAGCAATGACGGCTTTAACGACTTGCTTCAAGTCCTCAATGGACATAGAAACAACTGGACTAGCAGGACTTGGTGTAACAGACTGTGCCTGTAAAGTCGCTAACTGCTTTTGTAGTAATTCTATTGAATCAGACATTTACTTATCCTTTTTTAACTCTTTTAGACCGTTTCTTATAGGTTTTCTGGTAGTTTCTTCGTCTTCTTCCCATTCTTCCTCATCGCAATCTTCTGTTTCCTCGTTATCTTCCCCTGAAGATGTATCAGAAGTGTCATCGTCTGTGCTAGGAGCAGGAGTAGGAGGGTCAGTATCTACTACTATAATAACCTGTTCAGCATTAGCTAGTCAGGCTACTCTAGTATTAGCTGCTGTTTGACTATTACCAGAAACAGTACCACTACCGATGTTCAATACACCTTGAGTAATTCTTTGTTCTGCCAATAATTGTTGTAACAAGCCATTAGTAGTAACTAATTGTTGTTGTTGTTGCATTTGCAATTGGTTTTGGTTAATATTATTGGTTACAGTAACATTACCAGAATCAACTGCACGTTGAGTGCGTAAGTCTGCTATTTGGTTATTCAATTCAGTAACCATATTAGCAGTAATTAAAGCACGAGTTTTATCACCATCATTAGTAATAGTCTGAGCAATTTCATACTTAGACTCCATGATGTTAGTATTAACAGTATTTAATTGTTGCATCAACACTACTGAGTTAGCATTTACTACATCTTTAACACCAGAAACAGCAATTTGATTAGCACTAGTAGAAGATAAAACAGCAGCAGTAAGCTGCCCTGTTTGGTTAGCATTAGAAGTTTCAGTAGTAGCAACACCAACTGCTACTGCTTGTTTCAAATCACCAATACCAGACATTAACGACATGTTAGCAGTAGCTTGTTCAGGAGGAATGCGTAACATAGCTCCACCAGCACCATCAGCAAGACCATTACCATTATTACCGAATAAACCACCTCGACCTAATAGCATACCAAGTACTAAGCCTTCTGTAGTACTGCCATTACCTGCACCGAATAAATTTCCCATATCTGTACCTTTTAGTAGAGTGTTTAAAGTAGAAGTATCTGTTTCAGTTCCTATAGTCATATAGACCTCACGTTCTGAAAACCTAGAATATGCTAGGACATTGAACCTAACTCTTAGATTCAGTTCCTAGTCTACTCTTTCCCTACTAAAAGTACAGTTTTATTTTAATTATTTGCTTAATTAAATGGCACGTTTGATGCTACAAGTTGGTTATTTCAATAGTATAATTTGTTAAGATATTTCTCACTTCTACAAAATTACTAGCATTATCTATACCAAGATTAGCTATATTACTCCTACTTCTTATATCTTTTATCCAGTCCCAGCTAGCTTTAAGAGCTAAAGCTTCAGGAGTATCTAGCTCAGTAAGAGAAAGTAGTTCTACATATCTAGCAGTCATGTTTCTTTGTACATAGTCTGGGTACTTAGCAAGGATTTTTTCACCTGTTATAGTATTAATAGTAGTTTTAAATTCAACTTTCTGTTCTTCTAACGGTTTAGTAATTAAAAATGGCATTAGATTGCCTCAATAGTAGTAGTAAAATCTTCATAGCCATCACATATAATAGTTATATTATATGTTCCAGCTATAGTAGTTGCAAAGGTGTCAGTTCCTTCGATTGTCCCTGAAACTTCTTCACTATTTTTTATAGTGATAGTGCCTACTGGTGCATTAGAAAAGGTTACAGTATCTATACCATCTGCTTGAATAGTTGTTTTATCTACTTCTGTTGAGTTTATAAAAACTTGTGTTATTTTTACATAATCTCTAGACTCAACTAACATAAACTGGCAATGTATAATAGACTTAATATCATCATAGGTAATAGGTAAATCACTCAAATCATAACTAGTAGTTATATCTGTTCTATCTATAGCATATTTCCAATTAATATTGGTCGGGTCTAGCTCTACCATATATTTTTCTTTTATAGTAGTTACAAACTCATTTAAAGCATTTTCGTCTTTTGTATAAAGAATAATATACATAATTACCACCTTTCAGGATTATAGAAAGCATTAGATAAATAATCATTACCATCGTCCATTACCCATACAACATACCTAAAAGTTGTTTGCCCGTCTGCTGGTTGTGCTACTCTTGATTTTAAAATAAGATTAACTACTTTACCAGTAAAACTAGCCGAATCAATTAGAGAAAAAGTTGCTATAGATGCTAAAGGTAAATTAACAGTGTCAGTAGATTGTCCTGATACTACAGGAGTAGCTGCTAATTGTTGTACATTTAAAACACCATCAAAGTAACCAGTAGCTGCTATAGAGACTGAAAAAGCATCAGAAGCAGTACCCACGCTACTTATATAATATCCACAAATTTGAGCGTATAATCTATATGCTCCTACCTTTGGCCATGACTTAACTTCTGCAATAATTGGAATAGTAGCCGTTAATTGCCCTGCAACAGTACTAGTAAGTAAAACTTTTCCTTCTGCTAATACAGGTAATGTGTAATTACCACCACCTCTTCGTAAAGATTGAGAAGTTTGGTAAACAGAAAGCCCATTACTATTTAACTGAAAACTACGAGCCTGTATAAGATTTACGAAACCATCATAACCATTACCACTTCCAGCATTATAATTTAAAGAGGGATCTAAACTTCCAGTAGCTGTAAAAATAGTTCCAGGGTTTGTATTTGGGGCCCCAACTGTAGTAAGGACTGTGGTACTATAAGTAGAAGTCCTTTGAATAGTATAACTATAACCTGTAAGCATTTTACTAGATACAACTTCAGAAGAATTAAGCGAAATTGTCCCCAAAACGGTAGAAGTTACGGTAGGGTATAAACCAGATTTTTTTATAAATACACCATTACCTACAAAAACCTTATCAGCAGTACTATTGTTAAAATAGATGCCACCTTGTGTATATGTAATACCTGTAGTATTAAACATAGTATTCCAGTTTGTTGTTGTACCTAATTCTACAATAACATAATACATAGAATATGTAAGTGTAGCTGCTGCTGTAGATGTAACAAAACCCATTGTAGTTAGTTGTGTTTTTGTTGTATTACCTAAACTAATTATATCAACTCTAGTATTAGCATGTAATGTTTGTCCTGTTAGGTATGTATGACTAAGTAGTGCAGTATTAGTTCCTACAGGGCCGTCAGCAGTTGCAGTAAATGTAATACCATCAGCGTTAGATGAAGCCCCATAAGGGACAAAATTAAACTCTGAGGCTGACCTAGTTACAATCTGATATACATTATCTTGCAGAATATAGCCAAGAGATAAATTAGTTCCTGTTTTATTTGCAAAACCTTCTATACCATAGTCAGTATCTAGATTACCTATTTTAACTCTATTTAAACTAGAGTTTTTAACTGTAATATTATTAGTAGTTCCACTTATATTAATACCATCACTAGAAGTACCTATTGTAATAGCAGTAGTTGCATTTAAAGTACTTGTCTTCAAAGCAGCAGCACTCAAAGTACCTGTAACAAGTAAATTACCGTCAATTACTTGCCCAGTATCAGACCAAGTAGCTGTAGTAGGAGGTGTACCAACAGCAGTAACTTTTTTAGTGTAAATAAAACTTGGTGTAGCAACTGTAGGATAACATAAAGTTACCTCATCATCAACTACCATACCGCCACCAGAACCAGTGATAGCTATAATAGCAGTATTTGCTGTAGCGTCAGACCAAGCGGCACTACCTACAGTTGTTGCGGTTTTAAAGTTACTTCTAGTGCCTTGACTGATATAAGCGGTAGTCCAACTAGCATCTACAATAGTCTTATTATTAGGATTAGATTTGAAATAACAAGTACTAGAGTAAGTAGGTTTAAGTATTGTTGATGGTAAAGTTCTAGTCCAACTTCCAAGTGTATTAGTAGAAGTAATATAAGTAGTTGCACTAGCTCCAGGCTCTATCATAAAACCAGATACATCAAAACTTCTAGCAGTAGGTACACTCCATACCATAGTAGTATTAACTATAACTGGAACATAGGTACAAGTAATTCTATACCATCCAGCATAACCAGCTACAGCAGCACAAGTAAAGTTTGGTGTTGTAGTAGTTATAGTGCCGTTTGTAGTTCCTGCAGCAATAGTAAATGATGCTGAGATACCACTAGTACTATCAGCAGAACCAAACGTAATACTAAAAGTTCCAGCAGTATTAGTGTTATCTTTTACATACAGAGAAGTGGTATGAATTTCATTAGCCGTATGAGTTAAACCTAATCCGTAATGATATACAGTAGTGTCAGTACCATTAACCACAGTAGTGCCAACACCAGCAGGCGAAGAACTTGCACTTGTTGAAGTAGTTACACCTAAAGTAGTTGGTAATGTATTAGACCATGATGGTGCAAGTGTATTAGTACCAGTAGCTCCATACAATACATTAGTTATAACATCATATGCAGTTTTAGTTGGTAAAGCAGGAGTAGAAGTGGCTTGTTGGTATAAATCTATAGGTATATTATTACTAGTATTAGATATATTTTGGTCTAAACCAGAGGTAGTAAAGATAGCTGTAGCTGTAATAATAGCATCTTTGCCAGCTCCAGTAGCTGTTTGTTCATAAGCAGAACCAGCTAAACCTCCTTTTTGACCTATAAATACATGTGATACTCGACTAGGAATCCATGTTTTAGCTATGCTTGAACCAAAATTTAGTAAAGCATTTCTTAGTATTTGAGGACAACTACAAGCATCTGCTGTAGATATAATAGCTATATCTCCAGTAGTCATACCATTTAAAGCATTTACTAAGTTATTAATAGGAGTTGAAGCTCCAGTAACTGTACCATCAGCATAAGTACCGTATAAAGTAGGCCCAGATATAACAGCTCCAGTACTAGGACGAAATATTACTAAAGAATGTCCAGTATTTGCGACAGTATAATCAATACCTTTTATAGTTATTTTTTGACCGCTAAGACCTGCAAGTTGAGCGTCATAATTAATACCAATAGTAGTAATAGTATTAGCATCAGTACCATTACGACTGAATAATTTAGGAACACTCCATGTACCTCCAGTTACAGTAGAACCAGTTACAGTAGTAGAAAACAGATAAGTAGAAATCCATATAGGAGTTGTACTGGCAGTAGGCATACTGGCTGACCAACCACCAGATGGTACAGTTAAAGTATTTGTTGTAAAGTTATATGAACCCCCAGAAGGGTCACTAGGCTGTCCTAATTGTTGTAAATAAATGAAAGCAGTAAAATTACTGCTTCCATCATTTACATCAGTAATAGTTATTTGACCAACACTTACTAATGATGCCATTTTTAAATCCTATTATGGTCTATTTGCTTCACAGGTAATCATACCCTTAACATCAATTTCGTCCCCACTCACAGTGAATGTAGCAGTACCTGTTGTATTTTTTATACCATTAGTGATACAACTGAATACTTTTCCATCTTTAAATAAATCAGCGGTGGCAGGCCCAACAAAATCAGTAGCGACTAGCCAAGTACTTGTCACACCAGTTGTACGAAGATTGATAGTGTTGCTGTTTGTACTTGCAGTACCTACTTCAAAGAATAAAGCAGTACCATTAGGTCTTAATACTTTTACAATATCCCCTACGGCAAAGCTAAGTGTACTTCCAGTAAAAGTTACTGTAAATGCACCAGTAGTTAAAGCAGTATTAGCAGAAATAGGATACCCATTAGCTGGTATTTTACCGGCGGAAGTGTCTATAAATGAACCTCTTTTACCATCCTTATCGTAGAATTTCCAGTCAAAAGACCACCCAGTGTAGCTTGCAATTTCAGTAGCACCATATATAACTTTCGCACTTAAAGTAGTAGAACCTATACCATTTTGTAACTTATCGCCTGTAGAAGAATTGATTCGTACAGTATATGGGTCAGTTATATCATAAATTGTAAAGTATTGAGAATATGTTTTACTATCTGCATCTGTAATTTCTACTCTGTAAATACCTATATTATTAATAGCAAGTTCACTCAAAACCATTGTGTTTACAGGTAGCGATGCGTGAAAGGTACCTGAGCCAGAGACTGGTACGTTTACGTTTAACTCATTAGCCGCTGCTGTGGGAATAGTATTTGATGCTGTATTTTTGAAACCATATTTCGTAGCATAACCACTAGTAGATGTAGAAATTTGAGCACTTGAATCAAACCACTTATAAGACAAATTAGTGGTGTCTGTACCACTACTGCGTATTAAATCAGCAGCAACAGCAATATTTGCTTTTGTTCCAGAAGTAGACTGCTCTACGTTTGTTTGTCCTCTAATCACAATAAAAACAGCGTTTGTACCTGTTTTTACGGCACTTATTTCATTTTGACAAGAAATATGTGTAGTTAAACCTGTAATTGGATCTACAAAATCAGCATCAAAGAATATTGAAAGAGAAGAAGCGCCTTCAGGTAAATTGCCCTTAAGTTGCAGAGTCGATACAAGAGAAGCACCACCTGCACCATGTGTTACCGTAAGTGGTGTATTAGGTGATAATGAAGCATTAGAAGTATTTACAAAAACAGGAGAGCTTATAGCTGTAGATGTAGCTAAAGAGCTTCCAGCTTGTGTAAAAGCAAATTGTTTGTTGTTTAAAGCCGCCCATATTTGGGCTTCAGTCATACCGCTAATAAATAACTTAGGTGTAAAAGTTATAGGGGATGTAAACCAATCAGGGGCAAAAGTAACTGTTGATTCGTCTTTTGTAAAGACTTGTTGTGTTCCGCCACTAGAGGCAAGTATAGCGGATATTGTACGAGCGTCATTATTATCTACGATAGTAATTTGACCTGTGGAAACTAATGTAGCCATGTTTGTTCCTTTATTTAAAGTAAAAAATTAATTTGGGTTAATTATGTCGCAAAAGAATGATGCTTGAGAGCTTACATCATCCACATTTACACCTACTTGTTTATATCCAGAATGTAATGTATCCCAAGTAGTATCATCATTTGGTGGTTCTAATATTATAGTAGAAACTCTTCTCCATTTAAACCATTGTTGGTCTATAGTGTTGGTTACATCTACACCATTTAAAAAGACATAGGCTTTTAAAATAGTAGTTTTACCTTGACCTACTTTAAATGAAGTCCCATTAGTAGATTCTATAACTACAATATAAGCTTTCCCATCTGTAAGAACTGGGATAGTTACACTATGGTTTAAAGAAGCACCAACCACACCATTTATAGTACCAGTTACAATACATTTATATGTATTATTAGTAGTCCCAAAAGGGTAATCAGTATTAGCTACTATAGCTAAGGTTGAAGAATTAGCTCCAGCTATATCTACTCCATTTTTCTGCCATTTATAACTTGTTATAGCTGTTATATTCTGAGCTGTAGTAGATAAAATAAGAGCGTTAGGGCTTAAAACACCATTAGCATCTTTATTAAATGCAGAGAAAGAGTTATCAATACTGAAAGCTCCAGGACTTGCACCATTAGAACCAATAGTTCCATTTTTAGCTTTAGTAAAGTTTTGTATTTTAACTAAACTAAAGGTAACACCAAAACTATTAGTACCACTAATAGTAAAAGTAAGTTTACCTACATCAGCAGAAAAGGAAGTTAGTTCTGCTGTAGTAGCATGATTAGTATTGTTAGTAATAGCAGGGACATTTACAGCAGTAGGTGTTATATCTATTTTCCAAGTTCCTTTAGATGTCCCGATTCCATCGTAAGTTAAAGGAGTAGTCCCTTCGTAGATATAAATATTAGTACCAGAATTAGCAAATGAGTTTACTGTTCCATCACTAGCAGAAGATAGGGAAACATTATCATTAGAAAGAATAGCAGATAAACCATCAATACCATTACTTACTGTTTGTTCTGAGATACTACTAGGAGCATTAGCTGGATGAAATGCGTTATCATTTCTATCTAGAGTTCTGTAATAATCAGCAAGAGCAGAAATAGTAAGATTAGCTGGAGGAGTAACAGCATTACTTCCGCTAGGAGGTGTAGTATTATCTGCAACAACAGTCTTACCTACAGTAGTAATTTTATACAAAACTAAAGTCATTTTATCCCCAGAGTGTTAAATTTACTGTACTATTATAATAATCAACTTCCATAGAAGTTATAATAAAATTAACTCCCTCACTTAAGTCATATCTAGGAATAGTAACTTTTATAGTAGCACCTATATAAAGAGATTTTAAGTCGGATGTACTTAGTCTAGCAGTAGCACTTATAGTAAATCTTTTTACAGAAAGTAAGTCTTTAACTCTATTCGCTTCTGCCGTAGCAGCTATAGAACCATTTAAAAGTGTAGTATATTCAAATACTTGACTTTCTGGGTAGTTAGTTAAAGTGGTAGAGTTAACAGCATTAACCTTTCTATATTCTTCACCAAGCCAATTAACTCTATCAGGATACTTTACTGTCATAATACCAGCTAAATTAGCTTTATCTTGTACTGTCCAGTTCTTATCGTAATTAACTATAACCTCTTTAGCTGGAACTGCTTTACCATTAACACTAGCATTAGAGATTTCAAAAGAAGTTATACCATAAGGACTAGTCCCAGATAAAGTCTGTAAAGTCATTAAAGGTGTAGCAGAGAAACCAAAGTAGTAAAGACGAAACTTATTGTTTGCATCAAACCCCCACCAAACACCTATAGAACTACAGATATCAGTAAGAACACTAGAAGTAGTTTGACCATCAGATAATACAATACCTATATTATCAGCAATGATACTATCTAAAGTTGTAAAGTCACTTTCTATCCAGTCAGTAGAAGTTAGACCTGCATATAAAAGTACATCTTTTATAATCTGAGCAGGTGTATTAGATAAAGCTGATATGTTATCCCAACTAGTGCAAGTAATAGTACCAAAGTTCATACCTAATCTAATCAAAGTACCATTAGCAGCATCAGAAAAGAATACAAACTTACCAGACTCAGCAGGGTTGACCTCAGCAGTAAACTCTGCAAAAGTAGTAGGTGAAGTATTCATAGGTGTAATATAGTTACCATTAGACATAACAGAAACTATCTGCTCTACAGGTCTACTAGATACTTGGTAAATAAGCTTAGAGCTATTAACCATAACAGGACTTATATTAGCTACCCTACCAAAAATCAAGGGTTTATACTTACCTTTTAAATCACTTACACCGTCTACACCATCAGGAAGAGTGTTAGTACCACCATACTTAACAGTCTGTAGTGGTTTTTCTAGTAATGTACTTCTATTTTGTAGTCTTATAGAGACTCTATCCCATTCAAAGGAAGCTTGTTCTATTGTTTGAGTTAGGATAAGTACTTTGGTTTGTGCAACTGTGTCATAGGTGTAAAGATAAAGTAATTTACCTTCAAATATATAACCTTTATAACTATCTAAATCTCTTTTAGTATTAGTAAGAACAAGCTCTCCTATAGAAGGACTTATAGCTCCTCCTATAGAACTATCTATACTAATACTCTGACCATAAAAAGCTGGTTGAGCAATCTTAGCAATATAAGATTGCCCGCTAACAGATAGGGTTTTTCCACTAGTAAAATATAAAGTAGTAGCTACTCCACTAGAAGTAGCTATATTTAATTCAGCTAGATAGATTAATGACATTATGCAATACCCATAGTAGGTTTAGAAAGTCTAGTTTTACGTTCGATTGTTTCCATTCGATTATTTAGGATTATAAGCTCTTTCTTCATATCTGTCAAGATATTTAAACTTGCCTTATTGTTATCTTCCAATAATCTATTAGTATTATTGTTGTTAATAACTTGAGTATTATGAGGCAGTCTTAATAACTCTGGGCCACGTTCACCAACTAAGGTCATACCAGAAGCTGTACCACCACTAGCAAATGCACCTACATCTACTATAGCAGCTTTAGCAATTGTAGCTTCTTGTAATGTTGTTTTATGTTTAAGTAACTCATCTGCTGATAGTTTCTTAGGGTCGCTAGCTTTAAGTTTTTTATTAGCAGCTATTATAGCTTCCTCTTTAGCTATAGTAGTATTATATGTTTGTATATCTTTTCTATTCTTGCTATACAATTCAGCTAAGTCTACTCCACCTTTTTTAAACCCTTTAGAGTAGGAGTTTATCTGTTCGTTTATATTCGTAACTTCTTGCTTACCTGTAGCTTTTGTAGCTTTATCAGTAGACTGAGATTTTGTAGTAGCAGCTACAAGTTGTTCTGTTAATAACTGCATGTTACTCTTATCTTGTGTAGGAGTTACAGCCATCATAGCATTGAACTTAGTTATCAAAGTATTAAAAGCCTGTCCTAAGTTATTCGCACTAGTAGTTAATTTAGCTAACATATCAGTGGCACTATTAGTATCAAGAGTAACAGTAGATTTAGCAACTAGTTCTTGAAGCCTATCTGAAACAGATTTAATAAAACCTGTAGATAAATCTTCAAGTTGTTTTATAGCAGCTTCACCTAAGGTTTTAATAGCTTCTGTATTAGCCTCTGCTTGAGTAGTTGCAGTAGTACTTAAATCACTAAGAGTTCCTGTAACACTATTAAATATGTTTGCATAAGCTTCAGTAGCACCAAAGTAGCTTTGAGCTTCCTTCAAGTAGTTTTGAGCTACTGTACCTAACTTACCAGCAGCTTCAGAAGCTACAGCTAAATCAGTACTTCTAGTTTGTTCTAGGGTTAAATCATACTCTTTTTGTGCTTCTTTAAATTTAGCATATGGGTCTAAGGTAGATAAATCACTTAGTAACAAACTCTTAACAGTATCAGCAAGCTTAATGAAACTATTTTTAATATTATTAATAGCAGATTTCTCTGTATCATACTTAGCAGTAATTTGCTTTTGCAGTGAAGTAGTTAGCTTTCTTTGCTCATTGATATCTTTACTAGAAGCTAAAGCAGCCATTTTTTCTTCTACTGTTCTAGCATCAATGCTATCTTTGATAGTATTAATCTGGTCATCAATAGGTTTCAAGATATCAGCAGTTAGAGAAGTGAACGTAGTATCAAGACTTGTTAACATTCTATGGGTAGCTAAACCAGACTCAGTAGTCAAATCTAAACTATTTTGCATAGTTATGATAGCAGAACCAAAATCACCAGTAGTCTTAACTGCCTCAAAGAATACTTGTTTAAGTGTCTTAGCATTAGTAACTGTAGATGCAGGTACAAGGCTATCTGTTGCTGTTTTTACATCTTCTTGTGCTTTATCTAGACTTTTCCTAGTTACAACCCAAGCATCATAAATAGGTTTAAGAGCTTTATCAGAAAGTTTACCTACCCAATTTTTATCAAAAGCAGCACTATACTTATCCCAAGCTTTGCTTTCAACTTGCATTGCTTTAGATTCATTAGCAGTAGCATTAACTAAACCTACTTGCTTCTCTGTAAAAGTTTGAGAAGCTCCTACTTGTTCTTTAGTTAAACCAGATTGGAATATACCAGCAACTGAATCAGCAAAGTTCTTTACTGCTAATGTATTCTTTTTATTAGTAGTTAAGAAGTTCTTAGCAAACTCTGCTTCTTGTTGTGCAAACTCTTTTAGTCTACCAGCAGCAGTATCAGCGTTAGAAGATACAGCTATTAAAGCATCTGCTAATCGCATTCCAGAAACTACATTAGGTTCAAAAGTACCGCCTACTTCTTCTAAACCTTTTTTAGCTACTGCATACTCTGCATATAAACGATTAACAGTAGTAAACATCCCCTCGCCTAAATCTCTTAGGTCTCCAAATAAACCACCAAATACATTCTTAGCCATAAGGTCTAATTGTTTTCCAATTATACCTTGTATCTTTTTAATAAATTTATCAGTACCTTGATTCTTCAAGGATATTTTTATCTCTGGAAATTTATATAAATAAACCGCATCTGTAGCTGCTTTAGAGATATCTACTGCTAGATTTCTAATACTATTAGCCATATTGTAATACAAGTTTGTAAATAGTTTTACAGCAGCTTTAGAAGCTTTTTGCATTACATCATAGATTTCTACTGTAGTTTCAAAAGCACTAGAAGTAGTTTTTTCAAGTGTAGTATATTGCTCAATTAAAACATTTGAGCCTGCTAGTACATCTCTAGTTTTAGTAGCTATGATATGGACACCTTCATCCAATTTTTTAATAGTTACTTTTTCATAGAGCAATAAAGCGAATATTGCTCCTATACCTGTAGCTGCAAAAGCAACAGCAGCTCCAGCAACAACAGCCATATTATCTTTACTTCCAGTTTTAGCTGTACTTGCTTCTAGCAAATTCCCAGTAGCATTAGCTCTAATAATTTTAGTAATACTATTATCAGTAGCTCTAATACCATTACCAATTTTAATTAATTCTTTGTAACTCTTATAGTCAATATCAAGCATTAGTTTTAAAGAATCAGCAATAGAAGTAGATTCTTTATCCCCATAACCAAAAGTAGTTCCTTTACCATCACTCTCTTTCATTGATGTATTAGTAGTCGTTGTATTACCACCAGATGCTGCAATACCAATAGCAGCTATTAAAGCTATCATAGCAGCTACACCAGCAAAGCCAGCCCAACCACTTTGAGCAAACATTTGAGCAGCTCCTAAAGAAAGTGCAGCAGGTAAAGCTGCTATGTTCATAGCCATATCTTTAGCTTTTAAAGCAAACCCAGTAGTAAAACTAACTATAGTCAATGCCATATCTTTTAGTTTAAATGCAAACTCTATACCATTCATTACCATTTGAGCAGTATGAGCAGCTTTATTTATAGCAGAGTTTTTAGCAGTCATCTTCTCTATAGCACTAAAAGTATCTCCAGCACCTTTTACTTGACTTCTAAACTGAGTTTGCTGTGCTAGTTCTTGTTCAGCCGCATTTTGTTTAATTTGTTTATCGATAGCTTTTATTTCATCACTACCTTCTGCCTTAAATTTTAAGACTGATTCTCTATTTTTAGCTAACTCATCAGCAGCAGCAGTTAGTCTCTCAATAGCTACTTGCTGATTAGCATAAGCAGCAGTCATAGTATCTATAGTATTCATTAGAGGGCCAAAAGAACCTAATGAAGTAGAAAGAGAACTAGAAGTTTGCGTACCTAAGTCTATATAAGCAAGTCTAACAGCATCTACTTTATCTTTATAAGTTTGTGTTTCCTCAGCTATAGCTCTTGTATTTTGGATTTCTTCTGATAAATCTAAATTATTTAAACCTTCTTGGGCTCTTTGTTTTTCAGCAGGTGTATTTGTTTTACTATTAATTTCCGCATTAAATATATCCCTAGTATTTTTATTTGCTTGTTCTAAAGACATTCTAGTTGCTTTTGCTGTGTTACCTAGTAATCTTTGTAACTGTATATTCGTATCAGCTAAAGCATTATTATAAGTTATTTGTGCTTGTGTTTGCTGTATAGCATCTGCTATATTAGCAGCTTTAAGCTTTGCTTCAAGAGCATCTATTTTATCCTGAAGTTGTTCAATTTTAGAAGCATCTCCATTAGTCCGAGCCAAAGCTTGTTCTTTTACTAAAATAGCTACTTGGTCTTCAAAAGCACGTTCTCGTAATTCTTTTCTATTTCTATAATAATCTTTAATACTTGTTAAATGTTCGTTATATCTTTGAGTTTGTCTATTTAAAGCAGCGTCTAAATCAAGGGCAACCTGATTAGCATCTCTTTCATAATCTTTGTAAAGGTCTTTATTTAACCTTTTCATTTCACTATTATGTTTATTAGTCTCAGATTCCTGCTTCTTATTAAAACGCTCCATTACTTCGTTAATTTTAGCTGTTTTAGCTTGTTCAATTTTAACTAATACATTTGCATTTTCATTTAAGAAATTAGTATCTTCTTTTGTTCTTTGTTCTTCTGGTCTAGCTTTAACTTGTTCGTAAGCTTTTCTTTGAGTTTCTCTTGCTTTATTTGCTTCTATTTCTGCTGTTCGTTCTGCAAATTGTCTTTGCTTCTGAGAATCTGTACTACTCTTTAAAATAACTGCATCTAGCCCTAGTAGAAAGTTTGTATATTCTAACTTTTCTTGCTTATCTTTATTTATACCAGCAGTATCTCTAGCAATCTTTTGATTTTTTTGTACTTGAAGAGAGTTTTCATAATTAGCTATGTTAGTAGAAGCCTCCTGAGAAGCTTTTACTAAAGTTTTAAGTTCTTGTATATAATTTGAATCATTTATACTTTTACGAAAAGTAGGATTAGTTGCATTATACTTAGCTATTTCAGCTACTTTCTTTGCATGAGCTGCTTCAAACTCCTCTTTTTGTTTTAGAGTAGCTCTCCATTTATCTACATTCTTTATTCCATCTTCTATATTAGCTTGAGTAGTTTCTATAGCTTTTTTATTAGTTTCATCAAACTTTATCTTACCTGCTTCTTCTGAAAGTCCTTGAGCTTCTAATGCAAGTACTTTAAAATGTTGGGCTATATCTTCTATATCTTTTAAAGCTCCACCAGTATCAACAGTTACTTTAATATAAGCTTGGTCTTTAGCAGCTACTAATGCTTGTTCTAAAGCAACTATTCTTTTTTTATCTTCGTCTAGCCTAGCTAAGTTAAAAACATTTGTAAATAGCGGGCCTTTTTGCTCTAAATCTCTTTGTGTCTTTTCTACTATATCTGTTACATCTTTTAAACGCTCTTTAGCTTCTACTACTAGCGGGTCAGCGTCAACCTTCATTTCTAAAGTAAAAGGTTCTATTTTTGTTTTATCTAAATTTGTTTTTAATTCTTCTAAAAATTTATCTGCCTTTTCAGAGGCTTCGCCAGAACTAGTAGCTAAATCATAAAGAGAATAAGCTATTAAACCTATACCAGCTATTATACCAGCAGGAGAAGAAAGAAAAGCTAAAGCAACTCCAAGCCCTTTAGCTGCTATAGTACTAACAGCAGCAGCAAGTCCCATACTCTCAACAGCAGCTACTTGAATACCCGCAGCTATTGCTTCTGCTCTTCTTGCAGCAGTTCTAGCAACTATAGCTTCTGTTTCTACTATAGTAGCAGCAGTACTAATTATTGAAGCTCTAGCTAAGTTTCCTAACATAGCTATACCAAAAACTGTTCCTACAACAAAAACTTCTTTAAAGATTTTACCATACATATTAGTTCCATCTATAGCACCTCTTAGGAACTCCAAAATAGTTGTAGAAGTTTTTACAATATTAAGAATGATTTCTGAACTTCCACCATAGATAGACTCTACTAATAAAGTATAACTACTTTTCATTCTACCAACAGCAGCATTTAAACCGTGACTTGCATAAGCAAAAGCAGGTTCAAATCTATCTGCCATGAATTGAGTAAATCTCTCAATAGTTTCATGAGCAAATACAGTACCTTTTTTCATTTGTGCTATAAGGTCGATAGAGTTTTCAAACTGCCCACCAAATGCAACATTATTAGCAGTTGCAAATGAGGCAAAAGCTCCAGGAAGTAAGTTACCTAACTGTTTAACAAGTTCTTCTGATTGTACTTTAGTTTTGTTAAACATCTGAGCCATTGCTAGGAATATACCATTTGCTTTATCAGCAGGTAAGTGTAAACCAGTAATAACTGTATTTAAGTTAGTAAACATATGCCAAGTAGAATCCATAGATTCACCAGCTAAACTAGTAGAAGCTTGGAAACCTCTAAATGTTTCTCTAAGTGTACCTATCTCAATACCTGTACGTTTTGCTTCTGCATCTAAAGCCCGCATAACACTAACCATACCAGCAGCAGAACCTGTTGTAGCTGATAAACTAGCTTGTGTACTTTCTAATTCAATACCAATAGCAGGAAGACTTCTAAGAACTGAAGTAACTGCATTTAGAGCAGAATCCCATATTGTATAAGCACCTACAAGTTCACCAACTCTAGTAAATAAATTAGAGTGGCTTTTTGCTACTTGATTACTGGCTTCTTCATGATTTCTTAATTGTGTGTTTAATCTTACAATACTTGCAGCATGTTCATCATTTATTCTTGCAGCTTGTGAAGACCCAGCTTCTGGAGTTAGATTGCCAGTTTGTACTTTTCTAGAAATTCTAGCTAATTTATCTTGTCTGTTTTGTTCTAATACTATACTTTGTTCAGCAGCTCTAGCTCTTACAGCTTCTACAGATTGGATACCATAAAGTTGTTCAGCAACCTGTATAGATATAGATGATTTTAAGCTAGACTCTTGAATAGCTAAACTTCTATTAAAGCTAGCCATTCTGATTTGATGTTGTTCTTCCATACTAGAACGAAGAGCAGCTAGTTCCCTATCTCTATTTGATTTGATATAACTATCTTCATCTTTTATAGTTTGTTGAGCATAACCACTTTTAGCATTTGATTTCTGCTGTTCAAGAGCATGCCTTTCTTCTATAGAAGATTTAAGTGCATTTAATTCTATTTGTCTAGTTCTATCTGCTAAGTCCTGCTCCTGAGCTATAGCTTGTTGAGCATAATTAGTTTGTGCATTTAGTCTAGCAATATAAGCATTATTACGTTCTTCTATAACAGCTTTTAAAGCATTTAATTCTGTTTGTCTAAGTCTAGCAGCTAATTGTTCTTCTTGTTGTATACTTTGAGAAGCATAATTAGCTTGTGCATCTAATTTTGCTTTATAAACAGCAGCTCTTTCTTCTATATCTGCTCTTAAAGAAGCTAATTCAATCTCTCTTAATTTTTCAGCTAGTTTTTCCTCTTCTGCTATACTTTGCATAGCATAAGAAGCTTGTTCTTTTATTTTAGTTGCATAGACAGCAGCTCTTTCTTCTATATCTGCCTTTAAAGCACTAAGTTCTATTTGTCTTATTTTATCAGCTAATTGTTCTTCTTCTTTTAAATGCTGTTTAGTATAAGAATTAAAAGCTTCTAATTTCTGAGTATTATATTCTACAGTATCTTTAATACGATTTAATTCTACTTGTCTTAACTTTGTAGCTAGACTTTCTTCATCTTTTATCTCTTGTGCTGCATAAGAAGCTTGTGCAGTTGCTTTTAATTTACTATAGGTATCATATATTTTATACCTATCTTCTTCTAACTTTCTAGTTTTAGCAAGAGCTTTCTCTACTAGATTGTAATTATCTTGTTCTTCTTCTTTCTTTGGTTTGACAGTTGTGCCAGTTCCATAGTTATAAGAACCAGTAGGTGTTTTTGGTGTATAGTCTATAGGTTCTGAAGGGCCTCCACCTCCTAGAGCTTTTAAACTACCTATATCTGGAGTTTTTAAACTACCTATATTTTGTATTTGTAACTTTCTATCTTCATAGATTTTATTTATTCTTTCTTCAGCAGATATTCGTATAATAAGCGTATCAAGTTGAGATTTTTCATATACTATTTCAGCTATTTTTACTTGAAGTTGTTCATTAGCAGCTTTTTGCAAATCATTATGTTTATCTACAGCTCTTTGAGTATTAACAATAACTAAGCTAGACCATTTAACACCTTCTTCAAGAAGTTTATTATTTTTATTAACAAGTTCTTGTAGTTTATTATAAGCTTCTTGTGCTTTTTTAGAGGCTTCAGCTCTTTGAGAAGTTATACCCTCTTCAATGGCACGAAGTTTAATACTAGCTGCTTGAAGTTGTGAAGACCTAGCTGTTTCTACTTTAGCTAACTCATTAGTATTATTAGCTGTAGCTTTTAAGCCTTCATCTAAGGACTTAGTAAGGGTTACTAACTTATCTGCACTAGAAGTATCTACATCCAGTCTAAGTTTTAAAATCAGATTGTTCTTCTGCTCTGCCATCTTTTTCTTCCTTATCGGATATTATATTGACATAACCACTATGTATATAGGGAATATTAGTTAGTGTATCAGTTACAGATAATCCTTTATCTTGTATAAGCGATAATAGAATGGCTGAATCCATACCATAGTATTCAGATAAATATAGTCTAACTATCTTATAGATTTCAAAAATAGATAAGTTGGTATCCCATAGAAAAAGATAACTATCAGAATCATCTAAGTCAGCTAATGATTCATCTTCATCATCATCTTCTATAGGAGTACCACCAAAAGCAAGAAGAGATTCATTTTCTTTCTTTCTTGCTTCTGTTGTCTTATGTTGTCTTTGTCCTATAAGAGCTAGTAGCCCTAGTACTTCTCCAGCCTCTATTAGTTTTTTGCTGAATCAGTACTAAAGTCCATATTAGTTAAAGCTTTTAATACACCTTCAATTAGGGAAACTCTCCAAGGATTAGATTCTAAGAAGTGTCCTAGGAGGACGTCTAGGCATTCTTTAGGACTATCCCAGAGAGTTTCATTCGGTTTAATTGCATCACGAGTATCTTTTACCACTACATCTTTTAATGTACCAGTATCAGTATCTTCTACAACTATAGGAGCTTTCTTTAAATAAACTATTTCACTAGCTATAAATGCAGTAATAGCATTTTTACCTACTTCATCAGTCCTTCCTAAAAGTTCCTGAAATTCTTTTAATTTAGTTTCACCTAATTCAGATGGGTAGCGTTTAAAACCAGCTAACAAACTAGCTTGAGTATTGCCACCATCTTTAGCAGTAATAGCTAATTCAATAGTAGGTGCTTGTAGTTTAACGTATAATTTTTGTGCCATTAGAATGTCCTCTAAGTCTGTGTGAATGAAAAAATAGCTAAATTGCTACATTGTTGATTATATTAGAAATTGTACCTTTTGTCAAAGCATAAAAAAAGGGAATCCGAAGACTCCCTCTTTATAAATCAAGTACTTAGAAATACTAGATTAACATCATCAAAGATTTACCAGTATTACGGAAAGTCATATCTTTGCCGAAATAAGAACCTACTTTACCTTCTTTAAGATTACTTAATTGTAATTTATCCCATTGGTAAACAACTTTACTTTGTGCAGAAGTACCAAGAGTTACTCTTACAGCATAAAAAGTACTAACGTCAGTTTGGTTTGGGATAAAATAACTAGTATCACCAACTGGAGCTTCTAAGATTGTAATAGAAACGTCAGTAGGAGTCGCACCTTTAGCAAAACCTTCTTCAACACCAGTTAAATAACGAGTGAAATCAAAACCAAAGAAGTTACTTGCAGATAAAGTAGAAATACCTAAAGTTTCTGAAGTAGCGATACTCTTAGTTACTGTAGTAGCAGCAGTTAAAGTACCATTAACTGGATAGAAGAACTCACAAGTAGTATCAGAAGTTACTTCAGCTATAAGAACTTTATCTGTGATATTTGTAGATGTACCAGTAATTTGAACTAACTTGATAGGTCTGATAGAACCAACAGGGCCTAAAGCAGTTAATAAACCAGAACCAGTACATTGCCAATGACCTGCTTTAGTAGGAGAAGCAATAATAGCAGTAAATGCTGGGCCAGTAGTAAAAGCATTTTGGTCTACTTTTACGATTTTAGCATAAGCAATATTAGCTTTCTTCATTACTGGAGCTACGTTTGAAGTCTGTAAACCGTACTCAGGAGAAATAGCAGTAGAAGAACTTGCAGAAGCTACGTTACCTTTTAAAGAGAATTTAAGTTTAGGAATCTCGCCAATGTTTAAAGAAACATCAACAGTACCGTTAACTGTGTTCATTGGGTATACGTTTTGTTTAGTAGCATCTTCACCAGATGATTTTCTATACTCTAAAGCAACTGTAGAGTTAACTGCTGTATAGTTATCATAAGAAATACTAACAGTAGTACCAGTAGCAGGAGCTTTACTAAAATTACCGCCACAAGCGATAAATAAATCTGCTGCTGTTACATTAGAAGTAGTAGCATCATAAGCTGAAGAAGTAGTACCTAAGATAGGTTGCATAATCTCAGCATTAAGCTCACCATAAATATCTTTTTGATAGGTGTATTCGTCACGAGATAGTGCATCACCTAAGAACTGAAAAGCAGCAGTATCAAAAGTAAAACCACCGTCTAAAGTAGTAATAGGAGTAGCATCAGTACTTACGAAAGTATCAGCAGTACCACTAGATACTTTAGAAAATAACGCTACGTTCTTTTCATGGAATTTAACAATTGCCATAGTTGTTCCTTATGTAAGTTAATTAAAATTTGTATAAATTGTTGGAAAACCTATAATCCATCTACTAATCCACCATATAGACGAATTAGAGAAACCCATAGGGCCACTTTCAGCTAGAGTAAATCCTGACCTATCTGTTTCTAAAGGTATAGGATTCTTACCTATTAAAGCAGTATAAACTGCTTTCCATACAGTAGGTAAATCGCTTCTATTGCACACTACTTGTATATCAAAGTATTGTACTAAGTTTTCTCCATGTGCATCATAGATATCAAAGTCTATAGGTGCAGTAGGATTTCTAGAAGATACATTACCATAACCAACGAATATTTTTGGAGGTGCATATTCTTCTGTTAGTTCCATCTCTTTACTCTTAGCTAAACTTACTGAATAAGGTAAAGTAGATAGAAGAGTCATAACATCTTGTTCACTAAACATTGCTTTCTTTTCCTTTGAATACTACAGGACATTTACTCCAGCCTGCTAAATTAGGTACTGGGGTATTAGTTACTCTAAATGTATAAGTATAAACAGTGTCATCCATAGTAAATGTATCATCTTCAACTATAGAGTTAGCCTCTACATCTAAAGAAGATAACATGAATGAAAACTGCTGTTTCTCTACATCATATAAATTACCATCACCTTGTAGAACAACTAAACTAAAGCCTGGAATACCTTTTATAGTTGCAGCAGAAAACTCTAGGTTTTCTCCTACAGCATCAAGTATTTGTTCTACTGGTTCTGTTATATTCATTTAAAGTTCCTTGTAAAAGCATTTAGTATGTCTTTAGAAAGAGTGTCTTTAGCTTTATCCATTTCTATATCTTTGTTATAGACTGAAATTGCTAATCTAGCTACACTTGGCCCAAAAAGAAGTTTAAGATTTTTATTTCTGACTCCTTTTTTATTCTCTGGATTAGGTATTTCTTCCCATGTAGGTTTTGTAAGCCTTACAAAGATGCCTTTAGTATTTTCGTTATCTATTAAGAACTTCTTAAATTGTGTTCTTTTTCTAGGAGTAGCAGCAACACCACCTCTTCCATTCTTAATAGTAACTCTAACAGATTTAGCTTTATTAATAGGGGTATATCTAATTTTATTTTCCGCATACATAAATGGTATAGCATTTCTGACCTTTACTTTAGTAGTTGTATACTTATACTTTGCTAACGGAACAGGTGTATCAGCATAGACTAAACTATACTCCATAGATAGATTACTTGTAATAGGACTAGAAGGTCTTCTTACTGTATCTAAACTGTAGGGTACTTTAAAATTAGCATTTACTCTTTCTTCTAAAGCATTATGGAATTTATTAATAGCCATATTAACATCAGGAACTATTGGTGATAATAAGTTTTGTGAAGCCAAGTTAATACTCAGCTTCTCTAAATCTCCATTATCAAATTTAATAGTAAATGACATTAATATGACCTAGTTAAATTACAATACTTTCCAAGATACTACTGAATCAATATCAGTATGACCCATTAAGAAGTTTGTATGAACTTCCCATTCTCTTTTACCAGTTTTAGCTTCTTCCCAGTAGTTAATCCATCTAGGCATAGCAGAGTAGTTAGCTCTAGGATGTTTAATACGACCGTAGACTTTAACACCATTTTCAGAAGGTGGAATTAATACTACGAAACCGTTAGGAACATACTTAGTAGCAGTACCAGCAGAACGAGTATGATAGAAACCATCATAAACGTAGATGTCGATTAACTCGCCATTACCTAAAGGATAAGAACGCTTGAAAGTTAAACCTTGAACGTCTTTAATTCTTGGTAATACATCTTGTTGCGCTCTTAACAATACGTCTAAAGTAGTTAAAGAAGCATCTTTATAGTTAGCTAACAAGTCGGTATTGAAAGCTTCATAAGCATCAGAAGACATTAAACATGCAGAAGTACCAGAACGGAACTTAGCAGTTTCATACATTTTGATTAAGTCTTTAACAGGAGTAGCTGTTTTGGTAGTAACAATGTTACCATTAGTCCAAGCTTTACGACCATCACTATAAGTACCAGTAAGTACAGGCATAATAACTTGAGTAGAATCCCAAGGAGCAGTAACAGCAGTAGTAGTTAAGTTTACTGATGGTACTAAATCTAAAGTATCTAAGTTAGCAGTAGTTTTAATTACTGTACGACCAAAGTCATAACGAATACTAGGATGTTTTTCAGAAGCTGCTTGATATCCACCGTAAAGTAAGATATTAGTAGCAGTTAATTCAAACAAGTTTTCAAAGCGTTGTTCAGACAAAGCTAGTTTACTACGGATGTTAGCAACTTCATTGCCCATAACATCTAAACTACCAAAAGGTTGTCCTAGTTGACGTACATTGATTTCTTCATAGTCTGGTGAGTTAAGACCTTCTTTTGCATAAGAGAAACGAAGTTCTTTAGTACCAAACTCATTAAGAGTGATAGGAGTAACGTCTGATTCTGGTAGAACAAACATACCCATAGTGTTTTTAGCAGTAAACTCTACATCAAAGTTTACGGTATCTCTTTCAGTAGAAGATTCATTGCTAAAGAATGTTTGTAACCAGTTAGGACGTTTAACTTTGTTAGCTGGAATAACACCAGATAACAGTTTACTAGCCTGATAAGGGTCTAAGAAAGTAAGAGCAGCCATTATAATTGTTCTCCAGCAGATAAGAAACCGAGTGGTTCAAACTCAGTACCTTCAACAAGTTTTTGTTTAAGTAAATTAGTTGAAGCATTAGTATTGTAAGCAGTTACAGCTACAGTAGTACCATCAACTTTAGTAACTACGTCAACCGCAGTATCAACAGACCAAGTTAATGCACTTGCCCAGAAACTAGCTTCGGTATATGCAGTAGCTTCTACATCAGCACCAGTTGCATCTACATCAAATAACAAAACACCAGCAATTTTATTGATAGTTGGAGGAGTATTAGCTCCAGTAGAAACAATACCTGTATGAGCAATAACTTTACCATCTTTATCAGATTCTACAAAAGATAATGCTTTGAGTACTTGTCCTGCTTTAACTGTTACAGTTTTAGTTGTTCTATCATCGGCACGAAAGAAAATCTTCTTTGTAGTGCGGTTGGGATAGCTTTGAAAACCACCATTATATTCAGCCATTATTTGACTCCTGTAAATTTATCAACTGCACTCATAAAACCAGTTAAGAAGTCTTCTTCGCTAGCGTTTACTGTTTCAGTTGTAATTGAAGATTGCATAACAGTAGAAGTATCTACTGGATTTGCCATTTGTAATGCTTCTTTAATTCCTTCAAACATTTCAACTGTGTCTTCAATAGAAGCACCAGCTTTAATACGTTTAGTAGCTAATTCAGCAGATAATTTAAAAGTAGCAGCAGCATCAAGAATACCTAATACTCTTGTTTGCTCTGCCTGTTTAGCTTTGGCTACTTCAAGAGTAGTTGAGGCTTTTAATGCTTCTAGCTCAGAACTTAACTGAATGTTCTTTGCTAGTGCTTCTTCTAGGTTCATAGTAGTTCCTATATTAGTAGTTAAAAGAGGTTTGGAAGTTGTTTTAGGATTAGTTACTTCATCAATAGAAGATACTATTCCATCTATTAGACCAAGTGATAAAGCTTCTTCCGCTAAGACTGTACCACCAGCTAAACTCATAATAGTATCCATAGTTAGAGCAGGTCTATTTGTGGATACAGTTTTGTTCATAATGTTGTCAAGAACACCTAGCATCTTAGTTGCATCTTCGATAGCTTTACTAGGTAAGTCTTCGTGAGGATTAATAAGAGCTTTATCTTCTTTACTACGAAGAATAGTATATTGGATTCCAGCTTTCTTGTCAGCTTCAGTTACATTGATAAGTGTCATAATAACACCTATAGAACCTACAATAGAGTTCTCAGTAGCTAGTACTGTTTGACAAGCTGATGCTATTACATAAGCAGCAGATGTTGCACTTCCATCTGTTACTGCTGTTGTTTCTATACCTTTAGAAGGTAAAGAAGCTATAAAGGCAGCCAAACCAAATAAACCATTTACTTCACCGCCAGGACTATCTATATAGAATGTAAGCGAAGTACTTCCTTGGGAAATAGCTGAGTTTATTTGTCTAGTAATACTTTCATAACTAGTGCTGCCACTATCACCACCACCATTCTTACTAACTAAAGAATCGAATACTTTAATTACAGAAGTTTCTTGTGGTGCGTCTTGTCTATCAGGGCCTGAAACAGAAGATAAATTCTCCCCTGCTAGTAGTTTTAGAGTAACTTCTGATGTTAGTACATCAAGTTTACTCTGAGCTATAGCTAAAGGAGTATTATATAGTCTGGTTAAGAGTCTGCCGTATTTCATAGGGTATTCCTTTTACTTTCTTTCGATTATCCTATAATTTATAGGTAATGTCAATAATTATTTTATACTACTAGAATTAATTTCCAGTAGTGTTTGTATTTGCCTCATTATTATTTGCTTGACTCATAGAAGTAGGTTTAGGAGTTATAAGATGGTCTAAACCCATTTCTTTTATCTTTTCTCTATCAGCTAAAATATCTTCAAAAGTAGTATGCCTTTCATCTAGTTTAGATTGTAGAGTAGCCATACCATTCTGCACTTCTAGTAGGTCAGCTTGAGTATCTTTTAATTCATCTACTCCATACCAACGAGGTAACTGATAAGCAGGAGAAGCGTTAGATACTTTCTTACTGGTTAGTACTGCAAGTTCTTTAAAGTAACTAGTTAAAGGGTCTAGACCAAGTGGAATAGTATAAAAGTGGTGAATGTACTCAAGGCGGTTACGAAGTTCAATTCCAATCGCACGAATAGAAGAGAAGTCAAGACCAGAAGTATCACCAGTTAAAGTATGATAAGGAACACCAACAGCAGCAGCTATACGATGTAGTTCAGTTTTAATTAAAGTAGGAAGATTAGCTCCGATATCTGTAGACTGATAGAAGTTAATCTTTTCCCCTTTGTTTAAGTACTGAGTAGAACCTCCAGTTGCTTGGAATACAACTTTATCGTTTAAGTTTTTATCCTTAACTGTAGTTGGACTACCAGTAGGAGTCATATTCAAAGGATTAGTATTTTCAACAATCCATGCAATAGCTTGAGCAGCTTTTTGTTTAGCTATAGTAGCATCAGCAAGTTCATCTAATTCATATAAAGGTATAAGAACAGAAGCAAGGTTAGGAATACCTATCCATTGTCCTGCATTTTCTCTGATAAACATATGAAGTATTTCATCAGCAGGAACTTCTACTTGTGGAAAGGTATTATTAACCTGATACCATTGTTGTTCATAGATACCTTTTCTAAAGTAGTATGTAGTTGGTTTAGAGTCAACAAATGTAATACCATTACGGGTTATTTCATCAGAGTTCTTGCCCATGTAGAAAACATTATGAAGTTCACTAGGGATAGCTTGTAGTTTTAATGGTACTCTATTAGGATTACCAGTTCTTCTGATTACCATTCTAGTAAAAGCATTTCCAGAAGCAAACATAGAGTAATGCCAGATTGATTGGGTATTTTCTAATGTACCAAAACCATCTAGGTTAGGATTAGCTACAAACTCATCCCACATACCTTGCATTAAAGGATGTGCATTACCTTTATTATCTTTCCAAGTTACTTTGATTGCTCCAAGTGAAGTTACATATCGTACTACAGCACTTTTAGCATATCCATTATTTCTAATAGCATGATGCGAACGCATTTGTAATGCTAGTAGTTCTCTGGCAGCAAGTGTATCTGCTTCACCAGTTAGCATTAATCTTTGAGAGTTTCTATAGTTTACACTAGCACCTTCAAAAGCTTGTTGTTGTACTGGAGAATATAAAGTATTCTCGTATGGGTCGTAATTTTCTGCCATTAGAATAACTCCTTTCCTACTCTCATTGGTATATGTGCATTAGTTCTAAAGACAGGTTTAGCAGAAGCATAACTATCAATAGTAATCATTAGCTCTTGTTGTAAAGTTTTAAGTTCGTCAAAAGTTACTTCTTGGTAACGAAGAGTTCTTTGAAAGTCACCAGAACCAATTCTAAGTTCTGCTATTCTTTTACCACTTATAATATCTTGTAGTGCAGCATTAACAGTAACTAATTGCGCTTGTGCTTCTATTAGTGGGAGTGCCATAGTCGTTCCTTAATTGTATAAATATTCTTCAATTGCTTTCCAGTTCTCGTAACTGTAGTTACGGATACCAATAGCATAAGCAGCGTGTAACGCATTCTTTTCAGCATCTATAGCCTCTTTTCTTTTACCTGCAATTAGTTTATAGACTGACTTGTTATAGCCAGAGTTTACATCAATTAGTTTCCTACAAGAAGTCATTTGTTCTTCGTAGTGTCCATAACTTTGTTCATTGAAGTAGTAGATGTTACTTCTAGCATCTTTGTTACTATTAAGAGCTACTCGGTTAAGAATCTCAGTATGTGCTTTATGTGCCCCTAGTGGGAATACACTAACACCCATAGTTTCAGCTAAACTCTTTCTAACTTGTTTGTCTGCATTAATGTCTATGTTAGATGGTTCACGATAGATTTCATCATCACTAAATCTAAGGTCGCGAACACCTTTAGTTGCATATACTTGTGGGTTATGCTCTTGCATTGCTAGTACCCATTTGTATACAAGTTCTGTGTTATCTCCAGAGTCTATAGATACCGCAGCTATTCTAAGAGGTTTACCAGTAGCATGAGGTATTTCTGCTAGTACAGTTTTGTCTGTAAGTTCTTGCCAGATATGAGCATCTTGATTCTTTACATCTCCAAAGATTTCCATCCAAGAAACTAACCAACTATTATTGTTTCTTCCCCAAGCTCTAATTACTATAGCAAATCTATTATCCTGTACATCTATACCAGCAGTTAAAACAAGTCCTTCCATTGGTACTATGTGTTCTGGATAGTTAGAACGAAGTAGTTTCATTTCATCAGCTTCCATAGCAGAAGAACCAGAAGCATAAGCTTTACCCATGTTGTTGTTAGTAAAGGATTTCATCTTACCTTCATTACCTTTAGCAAGTTCTAGTTCTGCTAATACTCTTTTCTTACTAAGTTCTTGATAAGAAGAAGCTTCAAAAGAGCTGAGCAGTTCGTTAAAAGAGAAGCCATAGATTTCGGTTATTTCAGGTTTTTGTGGATGCCAACCTTTACTTCCATGAGCCATACCATTAACTATATTCTGTTTCTTTTGCTCAAAACTCCAAGGTTCTTCACAATGAGGACAAGTATAATATGCAGAAGCGGGGTTCTTCTTTCCGTATATATCACTAATGTATCTATCTTGATAATCATCTTCATGTAGATTATCAAAAGAAAGTTCATGTAACTGTTTGCAATGATGGCATTCAGGTTTGAACACCATCTGATTACTCTTTTTATACGCATCTTCTACTTTACTAAAATCTTTATCTGTTGGAGTCCCACCATAGATAAGTTTCTTTCTTTTAGTAGGAATAGTTTTCTGTCTTTCAATTACAATATCTAGTGAGTCACCTTGACCATTAACATCTGCTTTAAGGTCGTCTGGTTCTTCAATAATAATCCTAGGAATAGAAGAAGACTTCATCTCACCTACTGAACCAGCAGTAATTAGTTTGAGAAAACCATTAGGGAATTCAAAGTAGTTAAAGCTCTCCTTTGCTACTCTTTGGTTAATGATATCTCTTAATACTTTAGTTCCAGCAAAGAAAGGCTTAATCTTTTCTCGACTGTAGTTTCTAGCAGAAGCTAATCTAGGAAAAGCCATAATGATTTTACTAGGGTCAGTATGAATCCATTTACCTAGTGCATTATTAGTTAATTCGCTCCAGCCGATTTGAGCCGACTTAGTAGCAACAATAACTGGTATCTCTGGGTTATCTATACAATCATAGATAAACTCCATATAAGGTGTTAGTTTATTAGAGAACTTACCAACAGTAGAAGATTCTACAGCAGACATAACCCTGTACTTCTCTGCCCATTGTCTTGTTCCTATTCTTATTGGTGCTTTGAATAACTCTAGTAAGCTTCCTAGATACTTTCTTTCAGCAATATTCTTAGTAGTACATTTTGACTTCATTAGAACTCCTGTTCAGCAGAAGTAAATGATATCTCTATATCACTCAATTCAAGTTCTCTATCCAGCATCATTTGTACAAACTGCTCTCCATCATTCTCCGCATTCTCTATTAGTTTAACTCCAAGGTTATAAAGAGTTTCCATTCCTTGGTCTACTGCTTCTTGTACTTCTGGGATATCAGAAGATAACGAAACTAGTACATTCTTAATTGCTTGTAGGAAAGGTTCAGTAAGTTCATAGAGTTCATTAACTGAAATATACTCTCCTCTTTCTATTGCTATCTTTAACCATAGTTGTGCTTCCTTTGCTATACCTAGACGAATATCCTGTTTCATCTTAGCTGCCATCAGTGGTGGCATACCTTCATTAGGTTCATCTCCAACAGAACTAAAACTTCTTTTACTTCCTGCTTTTGCTCTGTCTAGTTCTTCTTTAATTTTAAGTTTTTCTTCTTTTAGTCTTGTATCTTCTGCTAGTTTAGCTTTTCTAAGTTCTTGTTCATTCTGTTCTTTAGCTAGTTTAAGGTCTACACTTTTCTTGAAATGAGTGATATACATTTGAATACACTCTTTATATGTAGCTTCTGTAATAACAAGTGGAAGTCTGCCAGCTTGTGATTCCTGATAAACTAAACTTATGTTCATACCAAGAATACTTGCTAGAACTATTGGACTTACTTTTTCATCCAAATTAACTATAAGAGAATTAGAATCTAACATAAACTATTGATTTTATTGGGTAATATATAACAAAAAAGGGTTGATAAATATACTACTTTCGTGTACACTCTTTATAAGTGTATCACATCCACAGTAAATAAAAAAGAACAACTTTAGGTATTTTCTCATGGAAAAAGAACGATTTTTAGAAGAAAACGAGGTAATTTTCGAGAAATGTCCGAATTTTAACCGTTATGAGCTTACAGAAGACCAGATAGTCATCATAGCTAAACGAGCAGTAGAAGAAGCTAGAAATGACTTCTATAAAGAAGTAGGTGAAACTATTGTAACTAAGTTCTTTTGGTTACTTGGGATAGTGGTAGTAGGACTATTTACATGGTTATCAACTACTAACAATATTAAAGCAGGTTAATATGTCAGCATCAAAACTAAATCTTCCAGTAATAGAAAAAGGTGCTACTTATAGGCATAGCCTTTTCTGGAAAAGCTCAACAAATACAGCAGTCAATTTAACTGGTTGCACAGCTAAACTACAGGTAAGAGAAACTGTTTCAGCAGCTACTACGTTACTAGAATTAAGTTCTGCAAATGGTGGAATAGTTATAACTCCGCTTCTAGGACAAATAGACCTTTACATATCTTCGGTTAATACAGGGACTCTTCTTGGTACAGGCGGTGTATACGACCTTGAAGTTTATTTCCCTAATGGTGACATTACTAGACTTGTCGAAGGGAAAGTATTGTTTAAAGATGAGGTTACAAGGTAATGACTGATACAGTAGTTGTAATACAAACTGTTCATGATACTATAACTAGTAAAGACATTGGTTCTTCTACTATTATAACCTCTGCTATTCAAGGGCCTCCTGGGCCTAGTGGTAATGATATCATACTTACTTTTTCTTCTGATTCTGCTATATCAGAACAAGTTATGGATACGTTCCCTTATACTATGTATGGAGGAGCAAAATACATTATCTATGCTACTATAGGAACAACTAGACAAGTATGTGAAATACTTCTACTGCATGATAATGCTAATGTAATGTTGGTTGAGTATGCTAATATGGTAACATCAGAACTTTTATGTACTTTTGGAAGTAGGATAGTTAATTCTAATGTAGAACTTCTTATAACTCCTACAAATATAAGTACAAATTTTAAAATTGTCCGAACACTTTTACCTTCTTAAGGAATTATTATGACTCAAAAAAGATTTATAGCAGCTAATGGTTTAGATGCTAATAGTAAAACACTTACAAATGTAGCTACACCTGTCAATGCAACAGATGCAGTTAATAAAACATATTCAGAAGATGCTACTAAGTTATCTGGTACTCTTCCAACAACTACCTTACCTGCTTTTACTGGTGATGTTACTTCAGAGGCAGGTTCAAATTCTCTTGCTTTAGCTGCAAGTGGTGTTACTGCTGGTAGTTACACAAACTCATCTATCACAGTAGATGCTAAAGGTAGAGTTACAGCGGCATCTAGTGGTGCAGCAGTTACAGGTGGATTAGTTTATAAAGGTGTATGGAATGCTAGTACAAATAGTCCAGCTTTAACCTCAGGTGCTGCTGCTACTATTGGTTGGTATTACAAAGTATCAGTTGCAGGTACTACTACTATTGATGGAAACTCTAACTGGACAGTTGGTGATGTACTTATTTCTAATGGTACTACTTACGATTTAGTTCAAGGTGGTAGTTCTGATGTTACTTCTGTAGCTGGTAAAGTTGGTGCAGTTACTCTAACTTCATCAGATGTTGGTTTATCTAATGTAACAAACGTAGCGCAATTAGCGGCTGCCCAACAATTAGCACTTACTGGTGATGTTACAGCTAGTGCTACAAATTTAAGTTCAGGTTCTCTTACTACAGCTTTATCGGCAACTGGTGTGACTGCTGGAACATATAAATCTGTAACTGTTGACACCAAAGGTCGTGTTACTGGTGGTACTAATCCTACTACATTAAGTAGTTATGGTATTAGTGATGCTTTAAATACTACATCAAATGCTTCATTACCTTTAGCTAATGGTTCTATCGGGTCTGCTATAGTAACAACAGCTTCAACTACAGCTAATCAAGTACTTGATGCTAATGCTATTGCTACTTATAGGTCGGTTAAGTATACAGTTCAAGTAACTAGTGGTACTTCTTATCAGGTATCAGAAGTTTTAGTTATCCATGATGGTGCTAATGTTAATGTAGTTGAGTATGGTAATGTTAATATTGGTACTACTCAAACAGCCTTAGCTACTTTTGATGGAAACATCTCTGGTGGAAACTTACAATTACTTGCAACTCCTGCACAAGCAACTTCTACTGTATTTAAAGTAGTTAAAACACTAGTTGCTATTTAATTTTAATGCTATAAGGATAGTGAATTATGGCTCAAAAGAAATTTATCGCTAAAAATGGGTTAGATGCAAATAGTAATACTATTATTAATGTAGCTGACCCAGTAAATGCACAAGACGTAGCTACAAAAGCTTATGTACTTGCAAATGCAGGAGGTGGGGCAGTAGGAGTAATAGGAACTACAGCTTACGTTAAAACTAGTTTTACTGCTACTGCTGGTCAGACTAGTTTTTCTGCTAGTTATAACTCTAATGCAGTTGAAGTTTATTTGAATGGTGTGCTTCTAAGTTCATCCGATTATATGGATTTAGCTGGAGCTGAGATTGTATTAAACGTAGCTGCTAGCACAGGAGATACAGTAGATATTATTTCGTACTCTGCTACTAATAATGCCAGTGCATTAGTTAATGGAACTTTACCCTTAGCTGCTTTAGGGACTAATACTCCTAATAGTACTGTATATCTTAGAGGTGATAATACTTGGCAAGCTATCCCAGTTAATACTGATGCTGGTGCTTTAACTACAGGAACTATCTCTACTTCTATTTTAGGTTCAGGTACTGCGGATAGTACTACTTATTTAAGAGGTGATAATACTTGGTCAACTCCTATTAGTACTGGTGGAACTAATATAGGATTAGCAGTTGCACTTTCATCAAAACTTTATTTATCTTAAGAGGATATTATGGCAGCAAATACAAGTCCGATTTTCTCGGCAAAAGGTGATATACAGGGTTTAGCGGGTGTATTAACTACAGCAGCAGCAGATTATACAGGACAAAGTATTAATAATTATCCTGTATTCAGAGCTGACCCAACTAATGGTGGGTTTATACAAAGATTACGATTCAAGGCCAGAGGTGGAAACGTTGCTACTGTAGCTAGAATTTATCTTTCTGCTGAGAACACTAGATTAGTATCTTCAATAGCAGCAGTAACAGGAACACCCACCGGTACACCAAACACAACTGGTGGTACATTATTGGCTGGAACATACTATGCAAAAATAGTAGCAGTAGACCAATATGGAGCTGAAACCGTAGCTAGTACAGAGACGGCTGTAGTAACAACCACCGGAACAACTAGTAGTATTACCTGGAGTTGGACACCTGTAACTGGTGCGGCAAAATATGAAATCTATGTAGGGCCGGTGACTAACGGTCAAATGACTTTATTTATACAAACTGACGGAACAGCAAGTTCCTATACTCAAACAACTGCATTAGGTACAACTAATGAAATAGTAGGGATTGTTGCGGATACTGCCAATTTCTTTTATGGTGAATTATCATTACCAGCAACAATAGGTTCAAACACAGTAGCCACTCCGGATATAGACTATCCTATGAATATAGCATTACCAGCAGGTTATTATATTATTGTAGGTTTAGGTACTACAGTTGCTTCTGGTTGGGAAGTTACAGCAATAGGTGGCGCATACTGATGTTAGATACTTCTCATGTTTTATTCAACAGCAATATGCAGACATTTACTCCAAACTCTACTGCTGCTACTGTTTGCTGGCATACATGGATTAAACCTAGAAATTGTAATTTTATTATGATTGACCTTCTTTCAAGTGGCGGTGGCGGTGGTTCAGGTGCTATTAATACAGCTAATAATACTACGGGTGGTGCAGGCGGAGGTAGTGGCGCAAGGTCTTTACTCTTGCTTCCGGCAACAAGTATTCCCGATATTTTATATATATCTGTAGGTATTGGTGGTGCAGGCGGAGCTTCAGTAACTTCTACTACAGCTCTTGTAGGAAATATTGGTAGTAATGGAGCTCCTAGTTATGTTTCTGTTACTCCAGAAACAAATGTGCAAACAGTATTAGTTGGTGCTTCTGCGGGAAATGGCGGAGGCGCAGGTCTAACGAGTGGAACTTTTCCCTCAGGAGGTACAGCAGGTGCATCTTTGACAATAGCAAACTCTGTTAGAGGCGGAATAGGAATACCTGGAATAATCACAGCATTAACAAATGTAGGTCTTTCAGGACAAGCTGGTGCTAGTGGTAGTATAGTGCTTCCTACTACTGGTATTATTTGTACAGGCGGTGCGGGTGGTGGTACTGCTAGTACTCTTACTGCCGCAGGAACAATATCGAGTTCTTTTTCAACAATTCAAGGACCTTCTACTGCTTCAAATGGAACTAATGGTGCAAATGGAATACAGCCTATATCAGGCTTAGACCTATATTATGGCGGTAGTGGCGGAGGAGGTATGAATGTTGCAGGTGGTAAAGGAGGGGACGGTGGTAATGGTGCATTAGGTTCAGGTGGCGGTGGTGGAGGAGCTAGCGTTATAGGTACTGGAGCTACTTCTGGTAGAGGTGGTAACGGTGGTGATGGTCGAGTAAGAATAACTTGGTGGTAAAATGGAAAAGCTAATATCGTTATTATTTCTTGCGAGAGATATTGATACTTTTCCTGCTACTGAGTTCAGGATAATAGAAATAGTTATAAAAACAGAGGCTTAAGATGTCTAATGCAAGAACTTTAGCTAGTAAAGCAAGTAACACAGGGTATCTAAACATACCACAGAATGTACAGAATACTGCTTATACTTTAACACTAGAAGATTCAGGAAAACATATGTACCATTCTGATGCTACTGCTAGGACTTATACTATTCCAGCTAATGGTACTGTAGCTTTTCTAATTGGTACTTCTATTGTGTTCATTAATGATGGCTCAGGTACAGTATCTATAGCAATAGATACAGATACTTTAGTATTAGCTGGTGCTGGAACTACAGGTATAAGAACACTTGCACAAAATGGTATGGCAACTGCTATTAAAGTGTCTAGTACTAAATGGTTTATTAATGGAGCTGGTTTAACATGAGTGGTATTCTTTCTGCTATATTAAACAGCAAGTCGAGTGATATTTCTGGTAGTATTATGGCTACTGGTACTCCTACTGCTACTGGAGGTTTTTTTTGGGTAGTACCGGTAGGTGTAACTTCTATAAGTGCTGTTGCTATTTCTGGCGGAGAGCCTGGACTTTATGAGCAATATACAGGATGTTGGTACTGCGGATGTTATCCTATACCAAGCTCTGCAAAAGGCGGTAAAGGAGGTACATTAAGTTATGTAAATAATATACCTGTAACTCCTGGGGAAACTTTAAGACTGATAGCTGGTGCTGGATACAGCAATCCTACTTCTACTATAATTAGAGTTTCATCTAATACTGTACTACTACAAGCCCATTTATATGCCATATCTCGAAACATAGGCACTTATAATGTAGGTGGTAAACCTACCCAAACTAGTGTTTATTACTATGGAGCTGTTATAAATGCGGTTAGTGGTGGAGGTGCTGCTGGTTATTCAGGGGCTGGAGGTAATGCTACTACTTTAAATGGGGCTGGTACTGAAATAATTCCAGCAACAGCAGGTTCTGGTGGCGGTGGAGGTGGGGGTTATGCTTCTACTACAGTTTATACATCTGGTGGTGGAACTGGTATCTATGGAGAAGGAGCAAATGGAGCAGGAGGTACTTCTAGTAGTCCCGTAGGTAAAGGTGGTTCTGGTGGTAGTAATGGTAGGCAAGTAGGTAGTATTTCTGCGAATGGTGGTAACTATGGTGGTGGCGGTGCTGGCGGTGATGCGGTAGGAAATGGAGGCGGCGGCGGAGCTGTAAGAATCGTTTGGGGTACTAATAGAATGTATCCATCAACAAATGTAGGAGCTTAACATGTATTATGCAAAAATAGTAAATGGTATTGCAACTGAATACCCTTATTTAGAAGAAAACTTACTTGAAGTTTATGGTAGTATTGATATAGAAGTATTTCAACCGTTTACTCCTGTAGAAATGCCATTTATTAAACTAGAACCTTTTGAGTATTTATTAGACACTCCTAGACAAACTGAAACTGGTTGGACTGTTGATTGGGTAGTAACACCTATGAATGACCTACAAAAAGAAGAAGTGATAACTAGAAAGCGAGCAGAAGTTAATGAGCTAGTACAAAAGATAATTACAGATACTTTAGCTGAACTAGAGTTAGACCCTACTAATACATTTTTGTTAGCGTATCTAGATGTTATAAATACTTTTACATTTACTGACCCTTTTAGTCCTAAAATACCTCAACCACCAAGAAGAGATAGTTTAGGTAATTGGTATTCAACAAGCACTACAGGAACTGCACCTAATGTTATTGGCTAATCCACTAAAAGACCTTGGCGATATCAAAGGTACTATGTATGATTTTGAATATGCAGGTGATATACTACCAAAGCATGTACATACAGAAGATGATGTACATATAACTATTGTGGCAAGAGGTAAACTAAAAGCTTATTCTCATGACTGGGAAGTAGAAGCAACTGCTGGACAACTACTTGACTTTAGAGTTGGTGAACCACATGAACTCATGGCTTTAGAAGATAATACAAGAATTTTCAATATACTTAAGAAGTGTACTGGAGTCCCTAACGACTATAACGAGGAATAACAATGGAAAAAGTACTAGGAGCTTTTATATGGTTAAAAGCAAATCTACAACAACCAGCAACAATGGCTTCTTTAGCTGCTCTTTGTCAAGCAGTTGGAGTACATTACGATGCTGGTTTAGTGCAAAATGTTCTAAATGTAGCTACTTTAGGCTTTGGTGTTCTAGGTTTCTTCTTCCAAGAAGCAAAACCATTGGCAAAAGTTTAGTAGTTATTCTACTTTCTTCATGTACTATCTTTACTAAAGAACCTGTTTGTTTTCCTAAAGTAAAGGTAGTATATGATACTTATATGGTAGGTATTAAGACTGACGTTTCACTCAGTTCAAGGTACTTACTTTTTTATATCGACTGTGATACAGGTGAAATTTTATGAATATAAAGAATACAGCTATTTCTGCTTTTGCTAAGTATGTCATTGGTGGGCAACCATTTGAACATATTAAGAAGATTGTAGCAATAATAGAAACAAGTGACCTTAAAGGTAAAGACAAACAACAAGCTGCTTTTAATGAGCTAAGAGCAATTGGACTAGAGATTTCTACAATGCTATTGAATGTAGGTATTGAACTAGCATGTTTATACTTTAAAACACTTGTCTAACTACTAAATAAAGCCCATATATGCGTAAATCTAAGAGTAGGTCTAAAGTTGAAGCTGTATATGTACCAGAACGTCCTGTTAAATTACTCCGTCCTAAGAGTGAAAGTCAGGAAAAACTAATCAAATCTATCAGGAATAATAGTATTACCTTTGCTAATGGTGTAGCTGGAACAGGTAAAACCTTCATTGCTTCTAGTCTAGCTATTGAAATGCTTCAATCTGATCTAGTTTCTAGGATAATTCTTACTCGTCCTTATGTACCTGCTGGAGAAAAACTAGGTTTTATTCCTGGTGAAATAGCTGATAAGTTTGCACCTTATCTAGAACCTTATTTAGATTGTTTTGTAGATAGAGTAGGAAAGCAAGTTGTTTCAGCTATGCTTACTGATGGTAGGATTCAAGCAAAACCTATATCTTTCCTACAAGGTAAGACGTTTAATGATTCTATTGTGCTAGTAGATGAGGTAGAGAATGCTACAGCAGACCAGATAAAGTTGATTCTAACTAGAATGGGTGAAGGAACAAAGGCAATTCTAATGGGCGACCCTGCTCAAACTTATAACCATAACTCTGGTTTTGTTAAAGCTATGGAAATCTTGAAAGATGTACCTAAACTTGGTATAATTACATTCTCTGTTAAAGATGTAGTTAGGTCAGAAACCTGTAAACATGTACTAGAAGCTTATGAGAGGGCAAATGAAAGTAGTAGAATTTAAGAAAGAAGAGAAAGTAACTGCTGATAGTATTTTAGAATCTTCTAAAGAGCTACTAGCAGATGTTATTGTAATTGGTGTAGATAAGGATAATTTGGATTTACTTTTTATGTCTTCTAATATGGAGAGTAAGGCAAACATGGTCTACTTATTAGAGCAATTAAAACTACAACTACTAAGTGGTTATTTTGATGGTGAGGAAGAATAATGTTAGTTACGCATGAACAACTACATGAAATGATTCCACAATCTACTGATAAGATAATAGACAAGTACTTTGTCCATTTAAATAGGGCTATGGAGGAGTTTGAAATCAATACTCCTTTAAGAATAGCTGCTTTTATAGCACAAATAGCACATGAAAGTTGTAATCTTATCTACTCAGAGGAGATTGCTAGTGGTTCTGCTTATGAATATAGGAAAGATTTAGGTAATCTTCTTCCTGAAGCACTAGCAGTAGCACATGCTAACCATAGTACAACTGGGAAATACTTCAAAGGGCACGGACTTCTACAAGTAACAGGTTATTGCAACCATAGAGCGGTAATGGAAGGGTTGGGTATTGACTGTGTAACTAATCCTAGAATACTATGTGAACCTGAACATGCTAGTAGAAGTGCTGCTTGGTTCTGGAAAGAACATAGGTTAAATGAACTTGCAGATGTTGGTCACTTTGGTAAGATTACTAAGATTATTAATGGTGGAACTAATGATGCAATTGACCGAGTAAAGAACTATTCTAGATGTAAAAAGGTACTTGAATGTGAGTAGAAAGCTTTCTTGGAGTGATTTAACTCTGCCTCCTATTAACTTATTCTCTCTACCTGCTCTAAAAGTAGTAGTTGTAGAGAGAAAACAGGAGTATAGTAGAGAGGTTTTTAAGGCAAAACTAGTAGATAATCCTATCTACGAACGGAGAAAAAGAGAATAAAATGAGAAAATTAGTGGTTTTTCTGGTACTTTTAGGTACTTTTAGTGAAGTTTCTGCTCTTACATGTAGGAATCCAGCGGTAAAGAAGAAGTTTGATAGGGAAAATGGTTACTCTACTGGTAGAAAAGGCTATGTAGTAGACCATATATGTGCTTTAGCTCAAGGTGGGTTGGATATTACTAGTAATATGCAGTACCAAACCGTTGAAGAAGGACTGAAAAAGGATAGAATCGAGAATACTCCTTATGGGAAGGTGTTGTTTTGTAACAAGAACAACTCTTTACCTTACCGAAGTGTTTATAACTGTAAATGAAAGCACCTGTATTAGAATTCTAGATGAAACATAAACTTTCTGAACCTATTGGTCGATATGAACTCCTGTATGACATGTGTCATCAGGTTTTATCTGAGTTTGAGCGGACGGGGAAGAAGTTTACTGTAACAAAGTATACACCTACTAAGAGAAGTTCTGGAGTTATCTACTTTATTAAACTGACTTTTAAAGATAAGAGTGTGATTTATAAACTAGGTTACTCTTCTAGAACTGTCTACCATAGGATAGAAACACTCGGACTTCCTAATTATACTAAAGTTCGAGTGCTTGCTTGTCTTCCTTTTACTAGTGTTCAGACTGCTTTCAATGTGGAACAGCTTCTGCATACTGTATGTGAACCTTATAGGTATAAAGGAAAAAACCTTTTAGGTAATGGTAATACGGAACTTTATACTGAAAATTTACTAGAGTTGTTTAAGAAGGGTAAGCTAGTTTAACCATACAAGTTCCCCACAACTCCCACTCCCGCCCATCCAATACTCTATGAGCAGTTGACAGCAACTGTGAATACTCCAGCACCATCTTCACAACATGCTTATCCACATGTTGTTCTGCACAAACTCCAGCATC